CGACTACGACCCCTACGCCGCAGCGAACTGAGGGAGGGCAAAGCGTGGCTAAAAAGACCCTGAAAAAGAGCGGTAAAAAGCAGGTGGCGAAAAAGCCGCCGGCATCGCTTGAAAGACAGGAGCCGAGGGGACCGGGGGAAGCTGCCGAACCAGGCGCCGCGTCGATAGCTAGGGCGGCGCTGAGGTAACTATGGGCTGGCAGCAACGACTAAATCAGAAGCGCCGGGAGTTGGGCGCGCCGGAGTTTCAGATTGTCATTTCAGTTCTGCCGAACGGCCAGGTCCAGGTCACCGGTCCGCTCCAGAAAAAAGAAATCTGCATGAAAATGCTGGAGCTGGCGGCGGAAACGATCGTTGCCTATGAGGCCGAAACCAGGCTGATCGTTTCCGGCTCCGAGCCGGTTATCGTCGCGCCAAGCGGCGCGAACGGGATCGACATTCTAAAAAAGTAGGGTCAAGGAGAACACTATGTGTTTTGGAGGCAGCCCGCCGAGTCCGCCCAAGATTCCGCAGCAAGAGCAAAAGGTACAGCAGGCCGCGCTTGATGCTCGCGACGAGGAGCGGAGGCGGCTGAGAGCGCAAGCGGGGTATCAGTCAACGGCGCTCACGGGCGGAGCCGGGCTTACGGCGCCGGCGAACACGGGGCAGAAGACGCTCTTAGGGCAATAACGCGATGGACCTCGACACCTCATCCCGCAGATACTACGACGCGCGCTACGGCGAGTTGAAGGCCGAGCGGCAGTCGTTCATCCCGCACTGGCGGGACCTCTCCGACCACATCCTCACCCGCCAATCCCGATTCCTCGCCACTGACCGCAACCGGGGCGATAGGCGCAACAACAAGATCATCGACAATACGGCCACGCTGGCGCTCCGAACACTGGCAAGCGGAATGTTGACCGGTCTCGCCTCTCCGTCGCGTCCCTGGCTAGCGCTCAGGACCCCGGACCCGGACCTGAACGAGTACCAGCCAGTCAAGCTCTGGCTGGATCTCACCCGCAACCGGATGCTCGAGGTTTTTCTCCGCTCCAATCTCTACACGACGCTTCCGCTCTCGTTTGCCGATCTCGGCTGTTACGGGACCTCCGCATTCGCCGCGCTCCCTGACTACGAGAGTTTGCTCCGGTTCTACCATTTTCCGATCGGCTCGTACTCTATCGCCAACTCCGACCGCGGCACCGTGGACACCTGCTATCGGGAATTTATGATGACCGTCCGGCAATTGTTGATGATGTTTAGAGAGGGCGCGGTCTCAAAGGCGGTCAACAATCTCGCAAACGCAAAGAGCCTCGAATCCTGGGTGAACGTCACGCACGCCGTAGAGCCGAACCCCGATTTTAACCCCCAGCGCGCGCAGTGGTCGAACTACAAGGCGTTTCGGAGCGTCTACTACGAGCCGGGATCGAACGAAGAGAAAATGCTGCGAGTCGCCGGATTCGACCGAATGCCCGTGCTCGCGTCGCGCTGGAAGATCACGGGAGAGGACGTTTACGGCAACTCCCCCGGCATGGAGATTCTAGGCGATGTGCGGGCGCTCCAACTCCAGCAAAAGCGCAAGCAGCAGTTGATAGATAAGGGCGTCAACCCGGCGATGTCCGGGCCGTCGTCGATGCGAGAGGGCAGGTCGTCGGTCCTGCCCGGCGATGTGACGTGGTACGACCAGCCAAGCGGCGGCCAGAAGTTCGAGCCGGTCTACAGGCCGGAGCCGGCTTACTACCAGTGGCTCCTCCAAGACATCGCGGAAACCCAAGGACGTATCAAGCGCGGGCTGTTCGAGGATCTCTTCCTGCTCCTGGCCAACGACACGCGGTCGAACGTCACGGCGCGTGAGGTGGCGGAGCGGCACGAGGAAAAGCTTTTGCTTCTCGGTCCCGTCGTGGAACAACAGAACGATGATCTCTTTGACCCGCTGGTCGATATCGCTTTTGACGCGATGCTGAACGCGCGGATTCTGCCTAAGCCGCCCCCGGAGTTGCAAGGGCAGAGTATCAACGTCGAATACATCTCGATCATGGCGCAAGCAATGAAGCTCGTGGGCCTCCCGTCGATCGAGCGGACGATCGGCTTTATCGCGCAGCTCGGCCAAGCCAAGCCGGAAGCGTTCGACTGGATCAACGTGCGCGAGACGATCGCCGCATATCGTTCCATGAGCGGAGCGCCGCCGAAGATCATCAACGATGCGAAGGTCGTCGAGGCAATCGCCGCAGGGCGCGCGCAACAACAGAAAATGATGCAGTTGGCGGCAGCCGCGAAGCCGGCGGCGGATGCAGCGGGAGCGGTGAAGGACCTGGCCGACGCCAATACGAGCGGCAATAACGCGTTGACTCAGATCGCGGCGCGTCTCCAGGGCAGACCTCCGCCAGCGGGACAAGCGAAGGCCGCGTAAAGGGGAAGTAGATGAAGCGAAAGAGACCGAAAAAACCGAGGTACTGAAGTGGAGAAAGTTCGTTGATCAGCCTTACGAAGGGCACGTATGAGAAAGCTATCAGAAAAGGTTCGTTCTAAGTGCGAGAAGGTGGATCTTGATCCCGAGTGTCTAAAGATCGACGAGTATCGCGCCGGTAATATAGTTCAGATTTATTGTAGCTACCAACATTTGGGTCGTCAGTTGGCCGTTGGTTTTGAGCTTGACAGGCTTCACGTTGAGAACTACCGAGGAGACTTAATCGAGTTACGTATCTTAATGGCATTGGAAGAAATGAAATCGTTCATCGACAACGTGAAAGCCGGATCACAGGCAATGCCATGAGTGAACAACCCGCACCCTATAACGCGGCCAACGAAGCGCACGTCAAGGGCCGCAAGCGCCGGGAAGATCGTGAGCGCCTCAAACGCGAAGAGGCAGAGCGGTTCGTGATGGGAGATGAACGCGGCCGGCTGTTCGTCTGGTGGGTTTTGAGTGAGTGCGGCATGTTCCGGGAGTGTTTTACGGGAAATTCCAACACCTTTCATTTATTGGGCAAGCGATCCATCGGACTGCAACTGACTACTGAGTTGGAAAAAAACACGCCAGATGAATTTTTGCAAATGTGGAACGAACATCTTAATGAAAAAAAACGCAACGAGAAAGAAGACGAGGCAATGAGGACAAAGCCGACGGCGGCTGGAAACGAAGAAGCAAAAACAGAGAGCGGAGAAACATGAGTCAAATTTCACAGGAGGTTTCTAATGGCTGAGAAAGTAGTAACCGACGCTGCTAAAACCAACACTGATGCAGTGGCGGGCGAAGGAGAGAAGGGGAAGGAAGGCGCGGCGGCAGCGGCGAAGGAGCCGACCGCGGAAGAGAAGGCCGCAACTGAAAAAGCAGCGGCAGACAAGGCGGTAGCCGACAAAGCCGCCGCAGATCAGAAAGACGGCAAGAAGGCCGACGACAAGCAGGCCGATAACAAGGATGCGAAGTCGACCGAAGTGCCGGAAAAGTACGATCTGAAGCTCCCGGAAGGGACCATCGTTGACGAGCCGATGATGGCGGAGTTCACGACCTGGGCCAAGGAAAACAAATTCACCAACGAGCAGGCACAGAAAGCGGCCGAGCTTCACATGAAAGCAATAGGCGCATTCGCGGCCAGGCAAGCGGGTGAGTTTGCGGACCAACAAAGGACGTGGCTCGAAGAGTTGAAAGCGGACAAGGAGATCGGCGGGGCGAAAGTCGATACAACCCTGGCCGTGGCCCGAAAGATTTTGGGGAGCGACGACGGCTCTATCCCGCCTCTTCCCATTCCCGGGCTAGACGCCAAAAAGTTGCGCGCGGAGATGAACCGCACCGGGCTTGGAAACTTTCCGGAGATGGTGAAGCTGTTTCATTTCTTCGGCCAGTTCGTCGGCGACGATCATAAGTGGGTCCCGACGCACAAGCCCGCCAGCGGGGAGCCTAAATCCGACGCCGCGGTCCTGTATCCGAACGACAAGCAATGAACCTTGAGGCGCTCAAGAGGATTCACCGCTATCTGAAAGGAGTGCTGAAGCTCGTCGAAGACGCGATTCGTGACCTAGAAAAACAAACTGGCTAGGCGCAACTCCCATCACCGCCGGCCAGATACTTCCAACCAGGCCACCCCGCTTAGCGCGGGCCTCCCTGAGTCGATCAAGGAGACCCGCACATGGCGACACAAGCGACCAATACCTACACGCTGCTCGACTGGGCCAAGCAATTGGACCCCGACGGGCAGCCCGCGAGAATTATCAACCTCCTCTCTCAGAGAAACGAGATCCTCCAGGACCTGGTTACGCTGGAAGGAAATCTCCCAACCGGGCATCAGTCCACGCAGTTGACCGGGCTACCGGCCACGGCCTGGAGGCTGATGAACCAGGGCGTTCCTGAGGGCAAGGATCAGACGGTGCAGGTGACGGACACCTGTGGAATGCTGGAGGCCTGGAGCAAAGTCGATGTGGACGTGGCGATGCTGAACGGCAACACTGCCGCGTTCCGTCTCAACCGCGCCAAGACGTTCCTGGACTCCATGAACCAAAACATGGTCTCCACGCTCTTCTACGGCAACACGGCGCTCAATCCCGAGCGGTTCCTGGGTCTCGCGCCGCGTTACAGCCTCCTCTCGGCCGGCAACGGGGACAACATCATCGATGCCGGCGGAACCGGATCGGACAACATGTCGGTCTGGCTCGTGACTTGGGACGAGATGTGTTGCCACGGGATTTTCCCGAAGGGCAGTCAGGTAGGTTTGATCCATGAGGATCTTGGTCTGGAGACCGTGCTGGACGCGAGCAGCAACCCGTATCGCGCCTACCGGGACCGCTACCAGTGGAAGATCGGCCTCGCGCTCCCTGACTGGCGCTACGTGGTCAGGATCGCCAACATCGACGTTTCGCTGCTGATCGCCGAGACCGCGCCGAATGACAACCTCGTCAGGCTGATGATCCGGGCGCAGGGCAAGGTCCCTTCGGCCACCTACGGGAAGCGGGCGTTTTACCTGAACAGCGTCGGGTACACCATGCTCAAGATCCAAGCGCTGGCGAAATCCAACGCGGCGCTCACGATCGAAAAAGCGGCTAACCAGTTCGAGATGTCGTTTTTCGGCGTCCCGATCAGGCGGGTCGACGCGTTGCTCACCACGGAAGCGCGCGTGGTGTAGGCGGAGGGGGTTGAAGTAGGGCCTTAACAATCAACGGCTCAGAAACAAGGAGAATCAATATGTTTTACGATTTCCATAACACGTTCGATGTAGCCGCGGCGATCACGGTTACTCGGAACTCGACCAATGTGATCGACCTGCTGCGGGCGAATCAAGACATCGGCGCCGGAGTGCCGCTCCAGATCATGGTGAGCGTGACCACGACGTTCACGGCGGCCGGTGCGGCGACGCTCCAGATTGCGCTCGTTACCGACGATAACGCGGCGCTGACCTCCCCCGCGACGCTTCAGGACCAGGTGGCGGTCATCGCCGTCGCTACGCTCGTGGCGGGGTTTGAGGTGCCGTTCTTCATCCATCCGAGCGGGATCATGGAGCGGTATCTGGGGATCGTCTACACGGTCGCCACGGGTCCCATGACGGCGGGGGCGATTCAAGCCGGAGTCCTGAAAACGATCCAACGCTGGCGGGCGTATCCGAAGAACTACGTGACCGCGTAGGCGTTCAGTCAATACCAACTGCTCACCGCGTCTTTAACCGGGCGCGGTGGGCCTTAACCTAACCGGGAGGACCTATGCCGAGAATGATTGCCGATCAACGATCCTACGTGAATGACCGCCTCTACGAGAAAGGTGAGCAGTTTGACTACGACGGCCCGGAAGGGCGCGGGTTTCACATTGTCGGCGGCGAGCCGCTCCCGAAGCTCGACCTCGACAAGGCTCTCAATGATCAGGGGAAAAAGGGCCGGGGCGAGAGCGCAAAGGCAAAGAAGTAGTAGGACGTTATGCCGAGCGCTAGAACGCAGATTGCCAACCAGGGCCTGGCTTTTATCGGCGTGTCGCAGCAGATCGTCGATCTCGATCTCCCGAGCGAGCGGAGCAACGAGGCGATTCAATGCCGGCTCTTTTTCGACTCGGCGGTTGAGTTTGCGCTCCGGGACGCCGATTGGAACTCAGCCCGCCGGTACGTGGCTTTGGCCCTGGAGGCGTCGGCGGTGCTTACCGGACTCTCCTGGACGTACAAATACGTCTACCCCGCCGACTGTGCGGCGTTGAGGGCTATTCTCCCCCCTGGTCTCCGCCAGCCGAGAGCTGACCAGCGCGTGGACTACGAGGTTGCAAATGAAAATATCGGCGGCGGGGACAAGCTCGTCATCTACACCGACCAGCCGCAGGCCGTCGCGCGATACACCAAGTTTCTCACCAACCCGAATCTTTTCGATTCCCAACTCGCGCTAGCGATCTCGTACCTGCTGGGGAGCATGGTGGCCATGCCGCTGGCCGTAAAACCAGCGATCGCCGAGCAGGCGCGAAACGGTTATGCGGCGATGATTTCCCGTGCGGGAGCGGCCAATCTGAGAGAGCGGCAAGACGGGGTAGAACCGGAGAGTCAGCTAATAGCTTACAGGAATGGTTGACTGATGGTCTATATTTTTTTTCTTGCGGGGATGGCGTTGATTGTTTGCTTGCTCTTTCGGCGTCGCCCACCGGCAGTTACCCGGCTCATAGTGGCCATCGTTGCGAATTCGATCAATCGTGTGTTTCGGTGTCGGCTTTTTGCCCATATCCAAAAAGAAGTTCTCGAAGGAATTGAGCCAGCGGTCACAGATCGTTATTCCCCTCCCGCCATAGTCTTTAAATTGCTTAAATCTTGGATTCAAACAGCGATCCTTCATGTGCCTCCACGAACTGAACTCGGAGCTATAACACATTCCATGCTTGCGCTGCGGAATACTACGGCTGCCGCAAGTTCCGCAGCTCGTCGTATTGCCACGCCGAATGCTGTGGAGGCTTGTAACGAATTGTTTTCCGCAGTGACAGCGCACCCGGTAGCAATATTCTCCACGTTTTACCGGGGCAGCATCCAGAGAAAGCAGCAGCAAGCCATTGGTCGTTTCGCCGGAATGATCTTCATGTTTCGGGCCACGCTTCAGACATCCACAGCTTTTAGTACGCCCGCTCGTCAAATGCGAAAACCTTGTCGTGAAGGCTGCGCCACAGCGGCAAAGGACTTCATAGGACTGCGTTTTTTCAACGTAAGACATTACCCGCAGCCCGTTGATTATTTTGCCGGAATGGTTGGGGTGTTTTCGCATGTGAAGATAGTAGCGTTGTCGGTAAGGATTTTCAACCAATGCCGAGCGTAGGACAATTCTCGCTCGCTGGCGGCGAAGTGACTCCCTCGATCTTTGGCCGGATCGATCTCGCGCGCTATCAGAATTCTCTTAAAACCTGCCGCAACTTCATTACGCGCACCTCGGGCGGCGCCGTCAACCGGCCGGGAACGAAGTTCATCGCGGAGGTGAAAGACAGCACGAAGAAGGCCCGCGGCATCCCGTTTGAGTTCAACACGACGCAGACCTACGGCCTCATTTTTGGCGATCAAAACATGCGCGTCGTGAAAGACGGCGGGGTTGTGCTTGAGTCCTCAAAGGCCATCACCGCCACCACGAACGCAACGCCGGTCGTAGTTACGTCCAACGCGCACGGCAACGGCAACGGCAACCAGGTGTTTATAGCTGGGACCGGGATCGCCGCGCTCGATAACCGCTACTGGACGGTCGCGGGCGCTGCGGCCAACACGTTCCAGCTCTCCGGCTCGACGGCGCCGGGCTCCACGTCCGCTACCGGAACGGTGGCACGGGTGTTCGAGCTCGCCACGCCGTATCTCGAAGCGGACCTCCCGCTGCTCGACGGGCACGCCCACTCAGTCGATGTGAAAACGATCTGCCACCAGAGCTACCAGCCGCGCCAGCTCTCCCGCACCGCGCACGACGCCTGGTCGCTCGGCCTCTTCGATTTCAAAGAAGGACCGTTCCAGGAAATCAACACGGCGAACGGAAAAGGAGTTACCTCGCTGGCCGAGACGGGCACGGGCGTAACCGTTACGGCTTCCCACGCGATCTTTGCGAGTGCGAACGTCGGGCAGCTTTTCTATATCGAGCAAAAAGATTTCGGGAAGCCCTGGGAGCCGGGCAAGGGTGTTGCGCTAGGTGACATTAGGGTCGCAGACGGTCGTTATTATAAGTCCCGAACAGCGGGAACGCCAGCCACAGGCACTCTACGCCCGAGCCACGATGTAGTCGGCGACACAGAGAGCGACGGGACTGTTACGTGGGAGTTCATGCACAACGGATTCGGCATAGCTTTAATCACTGCTTTTACAGATTCCAAAAATGTCGTCACTACTATTTTAAACCAGATTCCCACCGACGCGACGACGACCGCGCCGGAAACCATAACCGGAGCTGCCAACAACGGCGCGGGGCTTATTCGCATCACCGACGTCGGCCACCCCTTCACGGACGATCAATCGATCATGCTCTACGGGGTTGGCGGGACAGTGGAAGCCAACGGCGTGTGGAAAATCAATAAGATTGACGCAAACCACTTCGATTTGCCGAGTTCGGCATTCGTCAACGCCTACACCAGCGGGGGAAAGGCAACATCGAAGGGCACCTACAAATACGCCTTCGGCGCATGGGGTGGCGATCAGAGTTGGCCGGCGGCGTCCACGTACCACCAGCAACGACAGTTCTTCGCCGCCACCCCGCAAGCGCCGACCAAGACCTGGGGGAGCGAGACAAACGCCTACAGCTATTTCGGAAAATCCGTGCCGCTTAAAGCCGACGACGCGGTGTCGTTCCGTATCGCCGGCGCGCAGGTGAACGCCATCCGCCACATGCGATCACTCAGACGCCTGGTGCTCTTCACTCAGGGAAGCGAGCACGTGATCTCGGGCGGGGATAACGATGTGATCGCTCCCAACGCGATCTCCGCCGATCCGCACGGCTACAACGGATGTTCAACGGTGAGGCCGTTGCTCGTCGGCGACATGATGCTGTTTCTCCAGGACAAGGGCCGGATCGTCCGCGATATCGGCTTTCAGTTGGCAACCGACAGTTACACCGGGAGCGATCTCACGGTCCTGGCCACGCATCTTTTTAAACAATACAAAATCACCGCCTGGGCGTACCAGAAAACGCCGTTTATCTGCATCTGGGCCAGACGTGAGGACGGGATTTTTCTCGGTCTCACCTACATGCGGGAGCAGCAGATTCTCGGCTGGCACCGCCACGACTCGGCCGGGGATGAGTGCGAAGACATATGGACGGGTTCGGAGGGGGAAGAGGACGCGGTCTATTTTATTTTTCGCCGCACGATCAGCGGGGTAAAAAAACGCTACATCGAACGGCTCGCCTCGCGTGCCTACACCGACCCGAAAGACGCCTTCTTTGTGGATTCGGGCCTGACCTACGACGGGCGGAACTTGGGCGCAACGACGATGACGCTCTCGGGTGGAACGACGTGGAATTATCAGACCGAGACGTTCACGCTGACGGCTAGCGCCAGCCAGTTTGCCGCCTCTCAGGTAGGCGTCGATGAGATCCACATGACGGCCGCGGACGGCACGATCTTAAGGCTCGCCATCATCGGCTTTACGAGCGCGACCGTGGTGACGGTCCGGGCCGATCACAACGTGCCGGCCGATCTGCGAAGCGTCGCTCTCGCCGCTTGGGGGCGCGCCAAGAAGGTATTTACCGGCGCGGACCACCTGGAAGGCCGCACGATAAGCGTCCTGGCCGACGCGCAAGTTGTCGCCAACGGGACCGATCTGCCGCTCATCACTGTGAGCGCCGGGGGGTTCAGCATTCCAAACCATGCCGTGGTGGTTCACATGGGACTTCCGATCACGGCCGACCTCGAAACGCTGAACCTCTCTGTTTCCAGCCCCGAGACGATACTCGACAAGCAAAAGATTGTCTCGGCGGTAAAACTCATGGTCGAAGAGTCTCGCTCGATCTGGGCCGGCCCGGATGCCGACCATCTCACGGAGTGCAAGCAGCGCCGCGAGGAAGCCTACGATGAGCCGGTCGATCCGTTGACTGGGCTTGCTCCGATTCGGGTCGCGTCGACCTGGAGCACGGGCGGGCGCGTCTTCGTGAGACAGAAAGACCCGCTGCCGATATCGGTTTTGGCGGTTATCCCCGAGGTTGACGTGGGGGGTGCCGGATGAGGTACGCAGTCATCGACGCCGCCCCGGAGCACATCCCGGCGATCGCCGCAGGCTGTCGCCAAGCTGACATAGACGAGGTTTGGAATGCCGCCGCCCTTACTGTAACCGACGCCTTGCGGATCAGCCTGAAAACCGCCGCCCTGGCCCGCACGTGGCTGATTGACGGGGTTCCGGCGGCTATTGGGGGCGTGAGCAAGGTCGGGGTGGGTCAGGGCGTCATTTGGCTGATTACAACGGATTTGCTCGATCACCACCAGCGGGCCTTTCTAGCCGAGTCGCGCCGGGAGTTGGAGCAGGTGCGGGAGGGATACGATCTGCTCTATAACTTCGTGGACGCACGCAACACGCGGGCTATTCGGTGGCTTCAATGGTTGAATTTTGAAATGGGGCCGGAAATTCCTTATGGCGTGTTCAGAAAGCCGTTCCGGTATTTTGAACGGAGGGCGGCCTAGATGTGCGTTGACCCCGCGAGTTTGACGGCTATAGGCGCATATTTGTTTGGTTCGGCGGCGACCGCTGCATCGACCAGCTCCGTGGTGCTGCCGCTCTCTGGCCTTACAGCGGCAGTTACAACACCGGCTGTGGCAGCAGTACCAGGACTGCTCACTAGCGTAGCGGGGCTGACGCAAGTTGCTGGCGTAGGCGGCACTCTCCTGACTGCCGCTGGCGCCATCCAGCAGGGCCAGGCGAGCAAAGCCTCAGCCGACTATAACGCCGAGGTTGCCAGAAGGCAGGCTCTTGATGCGACACGGCGCGGCTCTATCGCGGAAGGCGAGCAGCGAACCAAGACGCGGCAACTGGCCGGACAGCAGCACGCGGCCATGGGCGCATCGGAGATCGTCGCCGATGAGGGATCTTTCGGGGATATCCTGGCGCAATCGGCCCAGTTCGGCGAGCGCGATGCGCAGAGGATACGAGTCAATGCGCAAAGGGAAGCGTTTGGTCTGAGGAGTGAGGCGGATCTCAGCGAGTTCCAGGGACAGCAGGCCGAGACCGCCGGGCTATTCAAAGGCGGCACGTCGCTTCTGACGGGAGCTTTTAACCTCTTCACACGCAAGCCCTGGTACGACAGCCTTGTGGACAAGAGCGTCGCGTAAGGCGTCACTATGCCCACCATTCCGATATACGACCGCCAGCAAGTTCAGGTAGCGCCGTTCCAGGCTCCGCGTGCTCCGCTCAGCGCGCCGGATTATCTGGCTGGGGCCGGGGCGGGATTCCTGGACCTGTCCACAACTCTAGACAAGATTCAGGCCGGGGCGGATATCGCAGAAGAAGCAAGGCTCAGGCGCGAGGGCGGGGCTAACATGACGGCGGCAATCAAGGATGCCGTGATAAAATACTCCGACCCGACGGAATTTAGTCAAGCGGCACCGGAAGTCCTGAAAACCGCTTACGAGAACTCGCTAGCCGCTGCTTCCAATGATCGCGTCAGAAATAGACTCAGCGGCAACCTGAGCGGCGAGCTCATCAACCGGCAGACCGACATCAGAGTTAACACGCACTTAAAAAACATCGACAAAGCCGAAGGTAATTGGATCACCTTTAAAACGAAATCGATCAAGGACTACAATGCGACCGACGATCCGGTTGAAAAAAGCCGGATCAGCACGGAGCTGCAAAAAACATTGGCCGGTCTTACTACCGCAAATCTCATTACGTACAACGCCGCGAAAAAGGAGATTGCCATCCTTGCCGAGCAGATGTCAGAGATCAACGTCAAGCACGACTTCAAAAACGATCCCATAGGGACGATCGAGAAGATGGATAAGGGTGACTACTCCAAGAATCTACAACCGGAAAAATTAGATCAACTTAAAGATCACTTCGCCACTTCCTACCGCGTTGCCCAGGCCGACATCAAGCAAAAGGTCGCCGAGGAGCAGGACAACAACTTCGCCGATGCGATGGTGAGGGCGCGAAAGGGCCAGTTGAGCGCGGCTGAGGTCGATAGAATGGCGACGCTCGATCCGGCAACCGGGAAACGGGCCATAGACGCGCAGCAAGCGGTTCATTTGAGTAACCAGGTAAGCGCTACGGCAGCTTCCGGCGGCGTTCTTTACTCTGATCCGAAAACTCTCTCAGACATGCAATACCGTCTCCACGACGGGAAGTTGGGGGCCGATGAGGTCAGGCGGGTACAGCAACGGGGCAAACTTACCGTTGGCGATGCCAACGGACTCTACAACGGCATTGAGGGACGAATCCGGCGTGACCGGGCGGACGCGCGTGAAGCGCGCCTGGACGATATCGCTTTCGACCCGGCGTACAAGCGGGCCGAAGCCTACATTACGAAGGCGCTTCCGAATACCGATCGGCTCGATCTCAATCACAGTTTCAGAATCATGGTCGGTCAGACTTTTGTCGATTTCGATCAAGCAGCGCGGGCCGTAGATGAAAATGGGAAGCCAAAGTACGGGCCGAAGGACTTGCAGGGCATCGCGGAGAACATCGTTGACGGCACGCTTATCAAGATGGACCTTGCGAAAATTTCGGCAGAAGCAAAACTTAAACCGGGGATCAAAACCCCGGAGGACGTTGCGGCGGCAGTGCGAAACGGAAACATCACACCGGATGAAGCCAAGGAACAAATGCGGCTTCTGCAAATGATGGGCGTCGTTCCGAGGCCAGCGGCGGCACCGGCACCGCGCGGAGTGGCACCTGGCGCGACGGTAACGCCGAGTCGGAGTCAATCGGCGCAGGAGCGGGCACGCGGCATGGGAGGGCCGGGAGTTCAATGAGCGATCTAAATTCCTACATGGAGCAACTGAAGCGCCAGCAGCGTGAATCTCAGGACGCGCAAGTTAATCAGATGCTCGGCAGCGTCGGTCTTGATTCTACCGGCGCGGCAATACCCGATTGGAAGCCAGCGGAGAAGGCGGCGCCGCCACCGCCGGTAACCAGCAATCCTTTCATCCGCAGCGTTGAGGATCTTTATCTTGGCTACCGAGAAAGCGCGGCGGGCGCTTACAATCTGGCGGCGAATGCCTTCGGCTTGATCGACAAGGCGGCCGAGAAGCTATCGAACTGGACGGGACTCCCGAAAGGCGGAGCAGCCGCCGGAATGATCGAGCCGTTTCTACGGCAGGCCGCTCAGAGCGTAAAACCGACGGAGGCGGATTTTGCCGGGCGGGACCAATTCGCGGACTATCTCTATCGCGCAATCGGCGCGGTGCCCGCTACAGTCGCAACCTACATAGCGGGCGGACACGTCACCGGCAGCGGGATCGCTGGCATGGCCTTGATCGACGCGGTGAGGGAGTCCGATAAGGGCGCATGGGAAGCAATCAAGGCGGGCTTGCAGGGCGCTCTCATGGGCACGGCCCTCAAAGTCATAGAGCCGTTTTCAAGGCCGGTGCGGGCGGCAGCGGGCGCTTTAGGTTTCGGCGGGATAGCGGCCCTTCAACCGGGAGCTACGCCCGCGGAAGTGGTAGCTCAAGCAGCCGTGGGCGGTACTATGGCGGCACTTGCGCCAACAAAAACCCAGGAAACGAAGCCGGGATTAGGTGAACAGATTCCTCCGGTAGAGCCAACAGCCCCCGTCGCCGAAACTCAACAAGGACTGCCCGCGCCGGAGGCAAGGCTGGCGCTACCCCCGCCGGCCGACTTCGTCGGCGCTAAGCCTCCGGCAGAAGGAGCAATCCGCCAACCTGGGGCGGAGCCGCTAAAAGCTCTCGAATCCCCCGAAATGATCGCCGCAAGGGCGGAGCTTCAAACCGCTCAAGCGAACGCCGATACCTACGTTCGTCAACGCGGGCTCGGCCAGATCCTCGACGATGTTGTGAAGAACACGACCAGCGAACCCGTGCGACGGGCGGTTGATTTAGTACGCCAGCGCGTCGATGAAGAGGCTCGATTCGGCACCGTTGTTGAGCAACTGAAGAACCCGGAGACAAGGACGGCCCTTGGTCTGCCAAGTCCGGCGTCACTCAGCGCCGATGCGATGTTGAATGCAGAGATTAAAAACGCAGAATTCAGGCAGACCGAAAGAGGGGCAAAATTACTGAAAGCGCAGCTCGGCCTCAACGAAGAACTTTCCCGACTTCAAAACGAGGAAACGACGGCCAAGATTGAGACGACCGCGCAGGAGCTGGGCGTCACGCCGCAGGCGGTGATTCACTCGGCTAAAGTGGTCGAAGCGGTGAAGCAGGTTGAACCCGAATTTGCAAAGATCGTTGAAGCAGAGGCCGGAAAGGGGCGGCGAGAAACAACGGGCGGTACTCCATACGAAATCGTCAACCTCCCAATTGAGGGTTTAAAACTCTCCAAAGAGGTGCCGAATTTCAAAAAGGGCGCAGACAAAACAACCGGCCTCGTAAAAGGCCAACAGCTTCAAGGTGAGTTTGACCGTCAAGGTCTCGGTCCGATCATCGTTTGGGAAAGAACGAACGGAAGTCTTGAAGTTATCACTGGAAGGCATAGACTTGATCTTGCCAGGCGTCAGGGCGAGAAGACGATTCCGGCGCAGGTTGTCCGGGAGGTGGATGGGTTCGATGCTCGCCAGGCCAGGATCATAGATGCCGAGCAGAACATAAAGGACGAGAAAGGAACGGTTGAGGACTATGCCAGGTACTTTAGAGAAGCAAACATTACCGCCGAAGCCGCCAAAAACCGAGGACTCTTATCCAGAGCTTCGCAACTTGACTCCTGGGTTTTGGGAAAAGATGCCGCAAGTGAAACCTTCGATAGTTTTACCGCCGGAAACGTCACCTTCGATCAAGCCGTAGCGATTGCCCGGGCCGCCCCTAAAGACGCCGACTTGCAGCGCGTAGGTCTTCTCTACGCGCTAAAAAATCCCAAAGCCGAACGATCCGAGATAGCCAACTTCGTTAAGGTCATTGCCGATTCGGGGAAACCCCCGCCGCAGGCATACGACCAGATGACGATGTTTGGCGACGATGCCGCCGTCAAGCAGGCGATGGCGATGTCGAAAAAAGCTGCTGGCATTTTAGCGGAGTTGAAGCGCGAACGTGCCGATCTCGGCCTTGCAAAGAAACCGCAAGCGAGAATTGACCGCGCGAAAGCTCAGGGAATAAATATCAACGACCCCGTTGTCGTGTTGAAGCGTATCACGCAGTTAGACGGCGAAATTGATGCTTGGGAAACTTGGGCAGCGAGACCGGAGCTGGTGGCGCAGCTGAGAGGAACGCCCAGCGCTCCGATGTTCGAACAAACGTCCGCCGGCGCTCAAGGCGTAATCCCCGGCGCAGAAGGTCGGACCATTCCGGGTAGTGCCCTTAAAGCAAAGGTCGGCCAGACCGAGGCACCGACCGCTCTTGAGCGGACGGCTACTGGCGAGACGCAATTAGATTTAGGCGGGCGCGTTTCCGAGACTCCCGGTACCGCACCGAGTATCGAACCTTCAGGGCAGTCGGCGACGACGTCCACGGCCTACAGGTCCGTAGAAGACGCGCGAGTACTTGAAACCGCGAAGCGCTACGGCGTTTCATATCTCTCCAACTATGAATTGCTCACGCTGTTCGCTGCCGATCCGACCGCGAAGCCGGAAATCTTGCAGGTTTTGCGCGCTAGAGTAGAGCAACCCTATTCAGAAGGCGGAGGCAGAACGCCGCTGGCAGATCGCATCTTCCACGCCCTTGGCGAATCCGGCTTCTCCACCTTCGATATCAATTTTGCCCTCGCCCGCACGCTCTCCGGGGCGATCTACGGATTCAGCCAGGGCGACACGATGGAAGAGCGCCTTAAAAACGCGCTTTTCTACGGCGGTCTCGCGGCTCTCGCCAATCCCAAAATGATAAAGACGATCATTCAGACCGCGCGCCGGATAGACCCCGCCGGCATAAAGAAAATCGAAACGCGCGATCAGGGAATGACCGCGACCGTGAATCAATCCTTCGATCCGAAGCAGGCCGACCCGAAGGGCATGGCTGAATTTCTCCGCATGACCAACGAGGGGATAGACACTCAGGGTCGCGTTCAGGGGATCAACTACGATCACATCAATACACCGATGGACGTGAAATACACCATCGGAAAAATGGCGAAGGTTTATCAGGCGGAGCTGGACAAGGCGCGAAAGATCGACCCAGCGACCGGGAAGGGCGTATCGCACGAGGAAACGATAGCGGCGGCGGAAAACCTCAAGGGCACGAAGGCGGGAGCGCCGGAGCGGATTCTTGAATGGCCTGACGGCCAGCCGATGACCGATCCGGAACTGCTTCTTGCCCGCATGATAAGGAATGATCTCGGCGCGGGCCTCAAGGAAAACACGGCTAGATTTTTAAATGACTTGTCGCAACAAAATCTCGTCGCCTTCATCGACAACTTCAACCGCTATCGGATGGTGCAAAGCGTTTACGGAGGACAGGCAACGGGACGCGGACGCGGGCTTGAAGCTCTCAAGATCGACGTGGGCAATAGTGGCGAGGCCGAATTTCACCGGATGCTCGGCAACGTGGTTGAGTCCATCGATCCCACCGGCTGGACTCCCGAGCGGCTTGCTGCCGCGATCGCGCAGGTTCCCGATCTGGAATCGCTCAACAGGGCGGTAGATATCGCCGCGCGTCCGGGAATGCACGACATGTTGCTTGAGGCGTTTTACGGCGTGTCGATGCTGTCCAATCCTAAGACGTGGACAGTGAATATGGCCGGCTCGCCGATGGCTTTTGCTTGGCAGGTGGCGAAGCGGACAATCGCCGGAGGATTGACCGCGGTTTCCGGCCGGAGCGGAGATCCGGCGTATGTTCAGCCGGTAGAGCCGTTAATGATGCTCCAGGCGATCAAGGATAGCTACCACGACGCCTTCACCGTGGCGCAAAAAGCCTTTGTTACCGGCGAGCGGCAATATCCTCACGGTCAGGGCGGGAAGCAATCCTTCGCGCGTCCGAACGCGATCACCTATGAGAACCTGAAGGGTGTTTATCCAAAAGCCTTCGGCGCGGCGGAGTCTGCCCTGGAGAATTTGGGAATCGACGCGCAGAAATTAAAATACGGAATCGATCTGCTCGGCAGCGTCGCGCGGTTGTCTACCCGTCTGATGCTTGCACCGGATGAATTCAATGAACTCATCGGGACGCGAATGGAACTCTATGCGCGCACGGCGCGAAGCGTGGCGGCGGAAGGACTCCCGTTGTCAGACCAGGTCGCGCTGGCGCGCCAAAGAATTATCAACATGAGCGAGTTTTCCTCGGCGGACCGCGAGGCGGGAAAGCAATTTGCTCTCTATAACACGTTCAATCAGGAGCCGGGGGCAATTACCAGGCGGATAGTCGGGGCCATAGAGTCGCTTAATAAATCGCCGGACATCGACCCGATCTGGTACTTGGCGACCAAGGCCGTTGTGCCGTTCGTAACCATTCCCGCCAACCTCGGCAGATGGGCGGCAAG